TTATAACCAATCTATTAAAGAATATAAAGAATATCCAATAGTAAAATTAGATTCTGCTAATAATGTATTTGGTACTAGTGTTATGGGTTCTCAAACAAATCATTGGAACAACTGGACACAAACTGGAATAACTAATTTAACATTAAATACTACTACATTAGAAGCATCATATACATTATCTTCTGCTCAATATATTATTAATGGTAAAGTATATGTTCCTACTATTAGTGGGGTAACAATATCACCACTTACAAGTGGATATAAAAGATTAGATGTATTGTATTTAGATTCAGATGGTCTTCATGTAATGGATGGTGTTGCTGTTCCTTCTGGAAATACACTTACACCAAGAGAGATAACATTTGATAATAATAATACAATAATATTAGACACATTATTAATAAATAATCAAGGTGGTGGTGTAACAGGATTTACTGGTACAACAATTACTGGTAGTCAAAGTTATGTACCAATTTTAACTTCAACTGGAACAACTGGTTTAGATAATTGGTTGAAGATTGAATTTACTAAAACATCCGGTTCTACATTAAGAAATAATGAATATGAAAGATTAAGGTCATATAAAGTTTATAATGAAGTAGCAACAAATTTAAGTTTAAATAAAGGTGTCATAATTAATAGTGGTGGTACATTAAAAACACCAATTATTGACTCACGTGTACTTGGATATTCTTCAAATTCAAATGCTAATATTCAAATATTCCTTGATACACCAAGTGATTATATTAGTGGAAATAATGTATTACTTTATTATATTGATAAACAATTTGAATTAATAAATGGTGTAACAACTGCTATTACAACTGATGATTTAAGTCAACCTAATATTGTAGCTAAATATTCAGATTTTTATTTAGATTTTTATAATGGTGAAATCAATACAGATGATATAGTATCAGGTACTACTACAAAATTAACTATGTATGTTGATACATTAGGTATATTAAAAGTAACATTTGATTCACCTATTGCTGATGCATCAAATGGTTTAGCAATATTAACTGATATTGGAAATTGGAAACAAACAGTAGAAATTGAATCATATGAAGGTTCAGATGAAACTAATGTAGTTGCAATTAAAGTTAATAAAGATAGATATTCTGAAATAACAAGAGGTGGTTATTTAGAAGCATATGTTAGTGATGATTATCTAGCTCCAGATGGTGAACAATATGTATTAGGTAATACCGTACCAAGAAGATTGGTTAGAATTATTAATGTTAAAAATGATGCAATCGATACTACATTAAAAACAATTTATACTGATGGTCCAGTTAAAATATCTTATGCAAGTGGAACAACAGAAATGTACACTACTGCTTACCCAACTGTATATAATTATGCAACACATTTAAAAGGTATGGGATTAAAACCATTTACTATCCATCAAGATTCACTTCCTAATGGAACTGAAAGTAGATTAAATAGTATTTTAAATGTTATTGCTAAAAATACAGCTATGTATAAAGGATTAATTAATAAAAATAAAATTTCATGGAGATATTTAATTGATTCATTTGGTTTAGGATTAACTGAAAATTCAAAACAACAATATGTTGACCTTTGTGGTGACAAATTAAATTGTGTTGGTTTTATTAATATGCCAAGTGCAAAATCATTTAAGAAATCATCAAATCCAAGTTTTGTAAATAGTGATGGTTCATTAAGTACTACTTATATTAAAGAAGGTGCTAACCAAGATTTAAATCCAGATTTCTTATATTCATTTGGTGTAGGTGCTGGTCGTTCAACTGTTGGTTATTTCTTCCCATATGTTAAAGTTACTAATGATGGTGTATCAAGTTTTGTTCCACCTGCTGCTTATGTAGCATCTGCTTATATGAGAAAATTCACTACTTCTGTTACTGGTGTTCAACCTTGGACAATTGTAGCTGGTGTTAATATTGGTAGAGTTCCTGATATTTCTGGTACTGAAATGGATTTCTCTAATGATGATTTAGATAATTTTTCAGATATGGGTTGTAATCCTATAACCTTTATTAGAAATGTAGGATTTATTATCAATGATGAAAATAGTGCACAAGTATTCCCGGTATCTTCATTAAGTTACTTACATTCACGTGAACTTCTAATTGAGCTTGAAAATGAATTATATGATATGCTACTTAGATATCAATGGAAATTCAATACACCTTCAATTAGATCTGAAATAAAATATAGAGCTGATAAAATTTGTCAACGTTTTGTTGAACAAGAAGGTCTATATACTTATAGAAATGTAATGGATGATACAAATAATACACCTTATATAATTGATTTACAAGGCGGGGTGCTGGACACGTATATCGAAATTACCAAAGGTCTAGGGTGGATTGTTAATAATATTACTATTGAAAAAACAGGTACTATTAATTCAACAGGATTTCAACAATAATTAATATAAACTTTTTAAAAACCCACTAAAAATTTTTAGTGGGTTTTTTATTAATAAAAATATTAGAAAAATGAGAAATAATATTTAATATATAATAATATTGAAAATTGAAATTTTATATATAAAATAAAAAAATAATAAGTGAAATTATGGCATTACCACATTTTACAAACATACAAAGTCACCATGAAAATTGGGAACCAGTGTTTAAAAATTTATTTGAAGTAGAAATATTTTTACCTGATTTAATTAGAGATAGACATCCTAATGGAACACAATTATTAATGGAAAATGCTACTAAAGCTAAAATACCAACATATGTAGCTTTAACTAGTACATCACAAAGATATAAATATTCTACTAGATTATTTGTAGGCTTTCCTGATACAACATCACTTACTGACGTTGCTATTACATTTAATATCAATCAAAATGATAATAAACAAATGTTTACATTTAGAATGATAAAAGATTGGTATGATTTAATTTGGAATAATGAAGATGGTTCTTCACATTACAAAAAAAATGTACTTGGTTCAATTATACTTTATCAACACGATAGAGAAGGTGAAATTATAAGAAGAATTACATTCCATAATTGCCAAATACTATCATTTGGTGATAGTGGTGATTTAACTTGGGGTGGTGGTGCTGAAATCATGGAACTCAATGCAACTTGGGCTTGTGATTGGTGGGAAGATTATTACTTTTAATTAATTAAACAAAACCCCTTAAATAATTTAAGGGGTTTTGTTTTATATTTAGGTGGATTGGTTAGAAGACTTTAAAAATTAAAAATATAATAATGGATGAACATAAAATTTGTAATAATTGTAAAGAAGATAAGGTTATAACTGAATATTCTAAAAAATATAAAAACAAAAATGGTGAACAAAAATATCAAGCAATATGTAAAAAATGTTTTAATAAAAAGGACATAGAAAGAAGTTCTAATGAAGAAGCTAAAAATATAAAATCAGAATATGACAAAAATTATTATAGAAAAAACAAAGAAAAAATTTTAAAAGAAAAAAAGGAAGAATATAGAAATAAACCAGAAAATAAAGAAAGAAGTAATAATTATGCAAAAGAATACATTAAGAATAATAAAGAAAAATATTATAAATATAGAAGAAAAAATCCACATATTATTGCATGGAGAAATATATTATACAGAACATTAAGATATTTAGGAACTAAAAAAGAAGGACACACACAAGATATGTTAGGATATTCTGCAATTGAATTAAAAGAACATCTTCAAAACCATTTTAAAGAATCAATGTCATGGGAAAATTATGGAGAATGGGAAATCGATCATATAAGACCATTAACATCATTTGATATGGATACTAAACCAAGTGATGTAAATTCATTAAGTAATTTACAACCTTTATGGAAAGAAGAAAATATTGCTAAATATAATAAGTTATAAGTCAAATTGTATTTTTATATATAAGAATAAAAAACTTTAATGAAAAAATTCTTTTTAATTACTCTTATATTTATGATGGGTTGTGTACAATCTAAATCATTTATTATTTATAATGAAGTATATAATTCTAAAGAAAAAGATAAAGTCATATATGATATTAATAAGACATTATATTATTTAAAAATGGATTCAATTCCGATGGATGATTGGATTCCACATTATTACCAATATTCTAAAGAAGGGTATTCTATTGATAGATATGTTACTAAAAAAGATAAGAAGACCATCTATTATTTGATATTTAGTACATATTATTATGATTCAACATATTATGAATTTCAACTTAGATGTTATACAAAAGATAGAAGTTTAATGGAAAAAAATTAATTTTAATCATATTGTTTTAGTAATTTAAGCATTTTTTTATCATCTGCTGCTCTATAAAATGCATCATCATCCAATGCATGAACATCAGCACCATTATCTAATAAAAATTTAACAACATCAAAAGATTTATTTTCAATTGCAGTTCTTAATGGCCATTCATTATCAATATGTATAATATCTTCATCTTCTTTAATTGCTTGTTCAACTGCTAACACAATATTATATTTACATCCTTTCATTAATTTTTCATATGTTGATAATCCATCTAATGTTTTTAATATATCTTCTTCAGATTTAGGTTTCATTAAATCTCTAACACCTTCATTTATAAATTGATTAAATGTTTTCATATTTTATTATTATATTTTTTAAGTAAATCCCTCATTTCTTGGGTTATTTTAAAATTCGGATTAGAATAATTAATATCTAAATTTCCACCTGCATCTAAAAGTAATTTCATAATCTTATATTTTTTATCATTACTTATTTTATCATTATTTATTAATTTACTTAATAAATCATCACCTAATATTTTTAGTTTTGCACCATAATCTAATAATAATTTAACTAAATAATCATTACCCGATTGAACTGCAATTAGTAATGGTGAACCCATCATTGCATTTGGAGATGTACCATTATCTAATAATAATTTAACAATATCAATAAAATTATTATAAATTGCAGTACATAAACTTCTAGATTTAATACTATTACTTGCATTATCTTTAAGTGCTAATTTTATTACATCTATATTTTGTCTATAAACACCATATTCAAGTTTATCATCTGTATTTAATTTATATAAAAGGTCATTTACTTCTTCTTCAGTATAAATTCCCCATTCTTCATCTTTATCTAATTTTTCTTTAGGTGATAAATCTTCTAGTGATTTGTTGATTTCTTCTTTTGATTTGGGTTTCATTAAATCCCTTATAGATTCATTTGTAGCAAACTTGTTACTAACAAGTTTGCTACTTATAAAATCATCAAATTTTTTCATAATTTTATCTGATGGATTATTAAAGACATATTCATTAAAGTCATCAAAACTACTTTTAAATTTAGTTAAAGCATCCCCTAAACTTTTCCCTTTTAATTCTGGATACTTATCCATAACCATTCTGCCATTGAACTTACTATTAATAATTTTATTATCTTCTTCTCTTTTCTTAAATTCTTTTAATTTTTCTTTTATTTCTTCTTGATTATTAATTTCTTTACAATTCAAATCAGTACCACCAAAGTCAGCAGTAGCAAACTTCTGAACATAAGGGAAATATTCTTCATTTATAAATTTTATTTGTTCTTGCATTCGCATATCATCAATAACTTTATATCTCATATGATTAGCAACAACATACTTAACTATATCTACATCACCACCCATATCAATAATCCAATCTTTATATTTTTCTACAATTTTAACAGATTCATCTTCATGTCCATGTGCAGACCATCCACCTCTACCATTTGGTTTAGTAACATATGTTTTCCCTAAATCATGAAATAATCCAGCTAATGTTAAATTTATATCATGATAACAATTTTCTAATCTATTCGTTACTAATCTAATATGTATGTAGACTACACCCTCACTATGCCATTCAACACTTTGTAATACTTCTTCTGTTTGGTCTATTTCTTTTTGAAGACTTTCAGGAGCAAGGTTATATAGATAAAGAAATTGATCTTTATAAGCAGATTCATTTATAAATTGATTATATGTTTTCATATTATATTGTATTTTTATAAATAAAATAAGCTAAATCCTTGGCATCTTGTTCAATTTGGCCACGAATATACCAATCATGTTCTATATTCATTAATTCATTTTTAGTTAATCTAGTATGTCTATCAAATATTTCTAAAATGTGTCCATCATTTGATATTATATTCCATGCAAAAAGTTGTTCAGCTTCTTCTTCTAAATAGTAATCATCTAATTCTATTGGTTTACCAAATAGTTTTACAAGTATATCATATGTAGCAAAAACTTTACCAATTAACCAACCACTATCATCTTTTTCACTTCTTTTAAATTCTCTATCTGGATTAGCATTTAAAGATTTTAGAATTTCTTCTTTTGATTTAGGTGTCATTAAATCCCTAACACTTTCATTTATTTTTGTATAATTTTTTAATAATTTAACTATATCTTTATGATTATTATCAAGTGCCAATTTTAATGGCATATCATTTTTAACATGAATATTTGCACCCTTTTCAATTAAATATTTAACAACATCATAATGTCCTTTTTCACAAGCCCATCTTAAAGGTTTATCATTTTGTACATGAATATTTGCACCATATTCAATTAATAATTTAACAATTTCAAGTTCACCATTATTACATGCAAATCTTAAAAGATAATCATCTTTTAAATGAACATTAACACCATTATCTAATAAATATTTAGTTATATCAACATATCCATAATTACAAGTCATCAATATTGGTTCTTCATCATTTTGATGAATATCAACACCTTGTTCAACTGCTAATTTAACTAACAACAAATGACCATAAATACAACCATATTTTAATTTTTGGTCAGGTGGTAATTTCATTAAAGTTTTATCACTTCTTATTTTATTAGAAATAGATTCATTAAATTGGTTGTATGTTTTCATAATTTTATATATTTATTTTAAAAAATCATAATCCCAAGTACAACAACAATAGAAACAAATGCAAGAACTTCAATCCACCATATATGTGTGTTATTTATTTTATTTCTATATAATAATAATAGTAATGATGATATAACAAATGCTAATGTTACAGGCCACATTCCAAAAACTAAACTAATTGCTAATTGACTAAATAAAACACCAGCACCAGCACCAACAAAGTGTACAGTTCTTGTCATTTCTTCCATAAATGCAGCAGCAGCACCAGTAAACATAATACCACCAGCAGCAAAAAACATTAAACCAGTTAATGGTGTTCCAAGAATCATAGCAGGAAATGCAAAACCCCATAATGCAAGTGTGAATATAAAATTATAACTTTTAGGTAGTTCATAATAACTTTGTGATATTGATTTTAATACACCATATTTCCACCATATAAATCCAACATATCCAACAAAAACAGATACCATTGTTATAAAAAGTGCTAGTTCATTCATATTTTTATTTATTATTTTTTTTAATTTTAATTTTAATTTAATCAATTTTTTCTTTCTATCTTTTATT